GATACCAGTCCTCCCAGTGACTAATGCCGCCCTGCCAGAGAATCCTGATCTGGTCGGGAGTCTCGCGCAGGTCCACCTGCTCGTAGTCCGACATTATCATGCTGTTCGGGAACACCCGGGTCCGGCGCGGCGTCGTCTCTTTCTTGACCGCCGCCTCCACGGCCGAGGTAGAACATTGGATCGCGTCCGCCATATCGATGATTTTTCGATAGGCGGACACCGCCTGACGGTTCTTGGCGATCGAGAATCCGTTCTCGCCGTCCTTCCAGAGCACCCGCCGCTCTCCGTCCCTCATCACGCCAACGTGGTGGCCGACCGGAATCTCGGTGCCGTTCATGTCTCGGATGCCAAGGCTCTTGAATGCCTGATTGAGTGGCGAGACGTTGAACAGGTTGTCGTCGGCCTCCAGCACGATCGTCGGCGCCCATTTCCAGCCATCATCGCGCTTGCTCGGTAGGAAGCTCTGAACGGCGCGCACGTTCTGGTTCGCCGACTCGCCCACCGGCTGATAGAGCAGGATGAGATCGGATTCGGAGAAGATACGGACCCGATCTTCATTCGACACCGAAGCCGAATCGGTATCGATTACCGCCTTGATCGGTAGCTGAAGCATCTGCGCCGCCCGCAACGGCACCTGGAGCCGATAATAGAAGCTGGCCGTATGCTTCTGCGGCACCGAGGTATAGACCTTGAGCGGGTTCTTCTGGCTCATTTGCCTCTCAAAAACTTATTTAGCTTGGGTTCGATCTTCTTGCCGATCTTGGTCGCAATACCCATCAACGTGTCCCATGGCTTGGTGCTGAGCGTCGGCGGATGGGCGCCGGGTTTGTACAGGCTGTCTGACTCCGAGACTCCATAGGCTCCGGAGCCATAGGCGCGCTCCTTACGCTTCGGGCGCGGTGAGTAGTCCGCCATCGCTGACCTCCTTGCCGAGATTGCCAAAATCGCGCTGCGTGAGCGCATTCATGCTCGCCCGATCCTTGCGCTGATAGGTGCAGTATTCCCGATTGCGATCGAGCCAGGCATAAAACTTCTTTTTGTCCCGCATCCATCCCGGATCGAGGATGGTAGAGATCGCGTTCGCTAGCGGCACATTGACGAGGCTCGCCACCCGCCGGAAGCTGCTGCCCTTGTGTAGCGAGCCATCGTCTTCGTCCCGCAGTTCCCTGATGGCGTCGAACCGCGGCCCGTAATAGTCCGGCGCCACAGCCATCAGGAGATCGGAATCCAACAGCGTGTCGGCGGGCGAGTTGTTGTTCTTGGCGATGAAAAAACCCTCGATGCCGCTCATGCGCCCTGATCCGCGACGTCGGTCGAGTCTGCGGGGATGGAACCGCCCTCCGGCATGAAATCCGGCGTCAGCTGCTCGAATGGATGCGTCCCGCCCTTGGCCGGGTATGCCACGCCGTAGGAGGTCGAACTGTTCGATGCCGTGTTGAGTACCGGCTGAGACGCGCCCGAATCCGGCACCTGAGCGCGATAGTCGTGCCTGCAACCACTGGTGCCACCCTTCATGGTGACCGTCATTGCTTCCTCCTATGCCCCGGGCTTCCCGGGCGTGGGATCGGCGCCACTGGTGCGCCGGTCCGGCTGATTGCCATCGTTATACTGCGGATGCTGCCAGTCAACGCCCGGACCCATATCAGGAGCATCAGCATCCGGGAACGTGTCTGGCGTGCCCTGCGGCAGCGTGCCGATAGTCTTGTGAGTCATCTTGTCGGTGGTCGGGTCCTTGTCGAAGTTGGCGATCGATTCGCCACCTCCCGGCCCCTGAATGACTGTGGGGTCCCACCCCTGTGCCTTACTGACCGTGATGAGCGCGCTACTCTGTCCGCCGAGCGCCATTGTCCCTCCGCTTCGAGAGGCGGGGGCCGAAGCCCCCGCTCCCCGGAGATTGCGCTAGCTGGATGCGCTAGCTGTTGATGACACCTGTCATGGCTGCCCAACTCGATGGGTGATCGAGCTGAAGCGTGCACTCCATGAGCACCAGACCGCGCGTGCCGTCCCCTGTCTTGCCCATCGGCTTGTGCTGGGGCGGGCGGAAGAAGCTCGTCTTGGCCATCGAACGATCACCGATGAAGTACGCACCCGATGCCGAGTTGGTGCTGATCGGAATGAACCGATCGGTGATGACGGCGTAGAGCTGATTGAACGGCGTCTCGAAGATGTCGATGTTGGCCACCAGCTTCTGATCGGTCGCCGCGATGTTCCGCACGTTACCCGAGCCCGAAGACACGGTGGCATTGACGAACTGACGCTTCGATGACGGGGCGAACCAAATCGAATCCGGCTCCGCTCCGGCGTTGAACAGCGACTCCGAGAGCGTAACGATGTCGGCCGTGGTGACGCCTCCTGACGCCGAGGATGCCGTGATGATTGAGAAGCCACGGATGCCTGCCATGCGCGAAGCGTTGTTGTTGTCGCCCGAGGCCGTGCCCGTGCTTGCCAGCGTGCTCGCGAAGACGCGTGCCTCGAAGTTGCGGGCGATGACCTTGAACTCCTTCATGATCTGGTGTTCGTACATGTCGCGGATGCCGGCAACGTTGCTGGCTCGCTCGCGATCCGACACCTCGATGTCGCGCCGGAAAATCTGCGTGGCGTTGATCAGACGAGTCGGAGCGGTGAGCGTACTGACGCCGAACGCCGACATCTCGACGCTTCCAGCTGTCGCCGTGGCCGCCAGCGTGTCCACGGTCCATGAATGGATCACGTCACGCGCGCGGTTCTTCGGCGAAGACGAGAAAAATGGAGCCTGAAACGAATCGAGGATGGTGACGATATCCACCAAATCCTCGTGCGTCGGCGCAGTGGCAGATGGCCAAAAGCCGACGTCGTAGGTGGTAGAACCAGGCATATCCTTATGCCCTCCGAGCCCTGATTACTGGTTCAGGAACTCATCCGTGATGACAGTTCTGAGACGAGCCTTGGCGTAGGCATAGGCATTGGGCGAGCTTGGAGCCTGCTGATAGCGCTCGTAGGCAGCGCGAATGGTGTCATTTGGGTCTTCGCCGCGGCGCGAATCACCGGAACGCTGAGTGGGAATCGTCGCGTGGGCTGGGTCCAGACTCCCGTTCGGAGAGGGGACCGCATTGCGACGTTGGGCATCGCCATACTTGAGGAAGGCGAACTCCATCGCTCCCAGCGGATCAACACTGAACATCTTGTTGTAACTCTGACTGAACTGAGGATCGGACTCGATGAACGCCGCCACCTGCTGCTCGAACTTGAGGTAATCAGGGTGCTGAGCCACGATCTTGCCACGCGCCTGCAATCCTTGCGCGATGGGCTGGAACAGCTCCTGCACGATCTGCCGGCTCTCCTGCTGAATGCCGAGACGGATCGGTGCCGGATCGACTCCATTTTCCATCAGCTGGTCTTCCCAGGTTTTTGGCGGCTGGCTGTAGACCGGTCGCTGGTTCGCAGCGAGCATGGCTTGAAGCTGGCTTTCGGCTGCATCCGCCCGGGCCTTGAGGCGCTGAGCCTCGGCGCTGGAGTTGCGGTATCCCTGCGCCAGAGCTTCGGGCGTGGGATAGCCGGCCAAATCCGGCGCGGGTCCGATGGGCTCGATACCGCTGGGCTCGCTCATCCTTGAGTCTCCTTCTTCACGGGTTCGCCGTGGCAGCATCGAGTTCATCGCGCTGCTGGTTATGCCTCGCCACGTTGACTTCGGTCTCCCAGATATTGGTCATCCAGCTGCAATCCTTGACCATGGCTCGGAGCACGTCATCGTCGGTGTCGAAGTCGGTGCCCTTGAGCTTCGTCTGTCGTTCGGACCTCGAAAGCACCAGAGCAGCCATCGCAATCTCCCGCCGCTGAATCAGGGCGGGCTTCATCACTTCGTTCCATCCTCCCATGTGCAGGACGATGGAAACCTGCTGGGCCTGTTCGTTAGTCAGCATCAGGCCGCGATCCTTCCTAGGTTCTGGGTCTGCATCAACTGGCCGAGAACGCCCGGATCGAGCTGGGGAAGGTCCTGACTCACCGCCCCGGCGATTGCCATCGGGTTCTGTCCGGTGTCCTGTGCCAGCTGGTTCACCATCGGCACCGTCTGCACCAGCAGCTCGTCGATGTTCTTGAAATCGAACAGCTCGAACGCCTGGCGGGCGAAGGCGGCCCAGTTGACCATCTGCATCATCACCGGGTTGGCAGACAGGAACTGGAACAGGGCGAGGAAGTTCTGCTGCCGCACCGAACGGCCCATCATCTGGCTTGCTCCCACCGCGCGGGCGCGATAGTCGGGGGCCAGATCGTCGTAGTCGATCGAGACCGAATCCTGTGGCATCGGGAGCCCAGTGATCGGATTGACCATCGCCAAACTACCGAGAATCTTCAACTGCTGCGGCACCGGCAGCCAGTCGCGGTTCATCAGCCGGAAGGCGTTCGCCAGCGGCTCGATCAGGCCCTCCTCCGCCAGCCGGGACTCCATACCGAGCCGGGTCATGGCGTTCTCCTGCCGCGCCAGAGTGCCGCGGGCGGTCTCGCGCTCGCCGCTATTCATGCCCATGATGATGTCGTTCAGGCCCATGCCCACCTGCATGAACTGGTGCAGCTGGCCCATCTCCGTGTAGGCCATGTTGACGCCCTGAGTGTTCGGGGACAGGGCGCGCAGCGAGGTTTCGTCGGCGGGTCCGTTGATGAGCAGAACGCGTCCGGCGCGGGTGAACAGGTTCTGCGACTGGTTGTTGAGCGCGGTGTCGGAGGCGGCCCACATTGGATCGATCAAGAGATCGATGGCGTCGAGCTTCTGGTTGCCGATCCGGTCGATGGTCTTCTGGGGTCCGTAGGCGATTTCCGCCTTGCCGATGCCGTCGAAGCTGTAGGGATCGGGCATCGGGCAGTAGGCGAGGAAGGGCTTCTGCTGGTTCGGCATCGGCCCTTCGCGGTTCTTGAGCACTACCCGGCCGTTACCGATCGCGACGCAGCGGCCTCTGATGCCGTCGTTGGTGAACTCGTTCGGCACTACGCCGTGCATCTCCCAGATTTCGACCGGCTTAGCGAAGCGCTCGTTCTGCCGCGCGGTGTAGTCGAACTCGTTCCGGAAGGCGACCTTGCGCTCGATGAACTCGCCATAGGCCGCACCCTGAAGCGGCGCGTCCTTGAGGGCCCTGACGGCGCGCGGATCGAAGTAGGGGGTCGGGCTGTTAGCGTCGTCCATCAGGTCGTCGAAGTCTGCCCAGTAGCGGTGGATCACCCACCCCATGGCCTCGATCCGCTTGACGGCCGGCTGCTGCCAGAAATCTAGGCGATCTACCGGCTCCCAGTTGGGGCCGTTGAAGATTTCTGACATCTCCTCGTGGACCACGGGGATGGTCAGGCCGGGGGCGATCTGCTCCATCTTGCGGAAGCGGTTCTTGCGGGTGATGTTCTTCCAGCCGTAGCGCACGATTCCGGTGCCGCAGATGTCGGCCTGAAGGTAGAGGTCCACCGCCTTGATGATCGAGTTGGCGTCCTTCATCTGGGCCGAGACCAGCACTTCGTTCTTCTTGGCGCGCGCCACGTCCTCGGGGGCATAGCCCTCGAAGGAGACGATCGGCCACGCCCCGAACGAGGTCTGGACCTTGCGGGCAACGTCCGACTGGATCATCGCGAAGGTGAAGGGAATCGTCAGCTGGTTGCGGAACTGGTTGAGCCGCCCTGACCAGAGACCCCGATAGCTGTCGTAGTAGGACTTGAGCTTGTTGAACAGGTTGGAGTTGTAGCGGATGCTGTCCTGCCTGCGTCCATCTACGAGTTCGATCAGCCGCGCCGTGGAAACCGCCTGGCGCTGGTCTGGCAACTCCCCCGAGGGATACTTGCCTTGCATCTATATCGTGTCCCGGCGCCGCTGGTAGTAGAGCTTTTCCATGCGGCGCAACTGGGCCGGCGTCATCTTTCGCAGCTCGACCTTGAGGTCGTCTTCGGACATTCGCTTGGGGCTATTGGAGTAGCCCCGAGCATCGAGGTCGCGATCCTGCGATTCGGACCTTGCATCGGCGGGGGATTGCCGGCGCCGTTTGGCGGGCGGGCGGGGTCCGTAGCCCTTGGGGGTACTGGCCATCCTTGGCCCTCCTGTTCAACGTCTTACGCTAGGGTGACATAGGGCGCCTGTCAACCCGTGATCTTGATTCGCTCGTCCACCTTGGCGGTCCCAGACTTCACGGCGTCGG